TAAAGAAGAAAGAGTTATTGCTGAAAAAATTAAACCTCTCGGTACACCTAGGTTTGATTTAAGATCTGTTCCTTGGGAGCATAGTAAGATTATTAATATCCTTGAATCCCGTGTGTCTAAGTTACGCTTGGTTAAAATGGTAGGGGCTATTAACGACATCGGGGGAGTTATATCTAAATCCTCAGTTCATGATACAAGAGCTATGCTAGTTGATCGTATAGTCGAAGGGGCTAGGCTTATGGGCTGGACTAAGCTTAGTAAAGTTGAACGCTTGGCTCTGCCTAAGTGGGACGGCACTGAGACTAAGAAAGAGTCTTCTGGTAATGCTAAGCCATCTAAAAAGGAATTAGATACTAAGAAAACTTCTTCTAATAAACCCAAGACAAAAGCTCTACGGTCGCGTAGAGTGTCTGCGGCTTAATGTTACTTAGAAACAATCATCTAAACAAAGGATATATTATGAGCACTAAACCTACTACTAAAGCTACTATAGAGAGACTTCTAGCTTCCCAAGGAGCCTCTGATAACGTGATTCAGACTGTATGCGCTCAGTTTGATCAATGCGCGTCTGAAAAAGAACGTTCTGATCTACTTAACAAACTTCAGCGTAAAGCTGGAGGTGCATCTAAGTCTGCTCAGACTAAAGAAGCTAAAGGTGGTTCTACTAAAGCTAAGACCGTTAAGGCTAAGACCATTAAAGCTAAGTCGCCTAAGAAGTAATCTAATGGCTCTGGAAAGACCATACTGCTCTATCTCAGACGTATCCGGCGAAACGCAAAATAGCGATGCGCCTGATTCTCTTTACGAGAACGCTATTAATACAGCGTCTCGTTATGTAGAAGAGTATTGCCAAACTGATTTCTGGTTTCACGATTACAGTTCTACTGCCTTAGAAGTTCCTAGGTCTTGGGTTACTAAAAATATAGTTACCTTGCCTTGGCCTATTATTACTCTTACTGACCTCTGGGTTTACTCTGATAGGGAAATAGGTGCTGTAGATAACGATAAGTTTGATTTTGACGAGTATTATTTTGACGTTGGGAGAAGTCAAATACGTGCAGAGGGTGGTGTATTCGGGGAACAACATCCTTTTGTGCTTAATATGGAGCTAAAAGGCACGTTTGGTTATCCTATTACCGATAACGAAACTCCCCCAGCTACTTTGCCTCAATCCATTAGAAGAGCTTGCACCCTTATTGCTGCTAATTTCTCAGGTGAAAATAATAAGCAAGTAGTAGGGCTTGATGGTGTAGTTACGAGTATGTTAGATACCTCAGTTCCCTCAGAAGCTACGATGCTGCTTAAAAAGTATCGTCAATGGTCTAACTATGCTTTATGAGGGTTAGTGTTTCCTCTGGGGCTACAATGCGTGCGTTAGGAAAAATTTCCTCTGCACTAACTGCTTCTGGTATGGATCCAGGAGTTAGGAAAGCTGTTCTTGCTACTAAGGATAAGGTTCGAGATCTTACCCCTAAAGGATGGACGGGCGCGACTCGTGCTGCTTGGGAGATTAGAAAGCAAGGCCCGTCTAAGTATATGTTATATAATAGAACTAAAACTATTCACTTCTTAGACGGAGGGACTAAAGCTCATGGACCAGTTAGGGCGCAAAAATTATTTATACCCCTAACTATACGCGCTGGCAGGGCTGGAGCGTATAGAGCACTTAAAAACAAATCTTTTGTAAGAGGCAGAGATTATGTATTAGCTAATAAGGTTAGAGGCATCCGACCCCTTAATATCTCTAAGAAAGGCCGCGACTTTGCGGTTGCCCGATTCCCTTCGCTTGTGTATGCTAGCGTTGCGTCTAGAATGAGGTGATGGCTAAGACAGATACATTTCAGCTTACTACCCCTGCTTGGGTTGTTAACGAGCGTTTAATTTATCATTCTCAGAATGGAAGAATGCTTGATGGTTTGAATTATGATAAGGAGGGTAGGTTAAAAGTTGATGGGTATGATGATATGCCAGCACTACAGCCTAGATCCTTGCAGCATATCGAAGATATATCCCCAGGCCAAGTTTCCGGCCAAAGTAGCAGGGCTAATAGCCCTATAGCACCCTCTATAACATTAACGTTTCGTTTATACTGCGCTAGAAAAGACTTCTTTTTCCGTAGGACACCCGAATCTGGGGGTAAAAAAGGTTTGCTTGAGTGGATTGCTTTAATATGTGACGCTATCGAGACTACTACTGATGGTCTTGATGAGCCTGATTCCCGCCTTCTTAATACCCTAGAAAAGCCTGTATCATTTAGGACCTTGGAAAGTGAAACACCTTCTCAGTTAGCGTTTGAAGCTTTTTTAGAAGTTACACTGGATACACGGCATTATTGCAGAGGCGAACGCTCTGCTTCCTTTCCAGAAGAATTAGGTTAATTTTGCCGTTGACTAATTTCCTTATAAGAGGGATACTCTTTAGCAACCCAAATTGATTATAAATTATGCCAGCTTGCGGAACAATAGTAGGACAAGCCCTAGAGTTCGGAATTACTGATGATGAGGCCAGCCTCACAACTCAGTCCGTTTCTATGACTAATAAGATGGATAAAAAAGAGGCTAGAGATAGCTGTGGAGTCATCGTATCGGTGGCTTACTACAACCCTACCTCTGAAATCTCTATCGAAGGTCTTGGAACGGTTTCGGCAACTGTTGGAACTACCCTTAGCCTTAGTGGGACTTATCTCACACCAGGCGGTGGCTCTACAGCAAGACCCATCTACGTTGATGAGGTTACTGTCGAAAAGGAGAACGAAGAGTTCGTTAAGTCCTCCATTCGTGCTACGTCTTATGACGGGATAGCTTCTAGCTAATAGAAGCTTTTGCCCGTTGTGCAAAAACGACATCTAAAGGGGAGGGCTTTGAACCTCCCTGAGATGGAACCGTTAACATGAGTAAAGGAAATATTGTAGATAATTCGTTCGTTTTTGATGAGCCTAAAGAACCTGAGCAGCCTCTAACGAAGCTAGCTCAAGGTTCTTTTGTGTATCAAGTTCAAAACGTTGATCTGGCTTGCTGCCTCTTATCTGTAGGCATCCCCCTGCGAGAAGACCCTCCCTATGTTTATGCGGAGATGGCAGATAATCGCAAAGTTATCGTGTGGAACTTTGAAAACGAAAACCGTGAGGGTGATTTAAAAACGGGGGATCTTGTAAAGGCATTCTCTGAGGATATGAAATTTATTGACGAGAATCCTGCACATCCCTTTACCTTCGCTATGTGCTCTATGAAGAACCGTCAGAAGCTGATGGAGCATCTTAAAGACTCTGTGCCTTGGGTTGCATTTAAAGGCAGGGGTAAAGGTCTTTTGTTAGTTAAAAAAGGCTCTAAAAAAGAAGCTAGATGTATAGCTAAAGGGATGACTAGGACTGACCCTATGAAAGATGGTAGTGCGCCTAAAAGAAAATAATCATGAGTAAAGAATTGCCAGATACCCCAAATATGATCTCAGAAATGTTAGGCGATGAGCCTACTATTCTAGGTCGCACAGTAAGGCCAGTTACGTTAGCTACTGTTGCTCTCTTAGAGCGAATCGGAAGCCCTCTTATCGCTGGTGTTAAGATTGAGGCAACGCCTGAGATTACTATGGAGTGCTTGAAGTTCTTGGTTCTTCAAACTGGTGATCTAGAAGAGGCTCGTCAATACTCTCTTAATTTGGCTAAGCTTGATACTGCTGCTTTAGATTTAGCCGATTCCATTTTACCTAAAGAGGCTGAGGATGTGCTTAATCAGATTGTTAGCTTGCTTCAAGATTCTATGAGCACTCAGGTTGAGCCTTTAGTTGAGAAAGAAGATCAACAGGTGGATGATTCTGAGGGAAACTCGTAGGGCCGCCGTGGAGGGTAAGGATCTGCTCCGTGGTGGCCGAAGTAAGTAATCATACTGTTGATTATGTTCATAATAATATGCCTTTGAAGTCGGTATTTGCTTATGAGCACGTATATTTTCTTAAAAAAGGCTTTAAGATTAAAGATTTATCCGCTGAACAGTCTCTTGCAGATTTAATATCTGAAGTGTAGACTTATCTTATGGCTTCAGTCCCTCCAGTCGCTATCCATTTTCACGCGCATACCGCTCAGGCGCAAGCGGCTATGACTCAGCTTCAAACTTCTCTGGGAGGGGTTGGTGGTGCAGCAGATAAAACCCGCCTAACTCTGGGCGGTATGATGCACAATTTTAAGAACATCGGTGTGGGTGTGGCAGCTATTACCGCAGTTCATAAAGCCTTTCAGACGCTTACAGATACTATTAAATCTACTGTCCAAGTAAACGCTGATTTTGAGGCTTCTATGTCGCACGTTAAGGCGGTTTCTGAGCAGAATGTTGGATTTACTATAGCTCAGTTTAAAGAGATGACGGCTGAAGCTCGTCGCTTAGGTTCTACTACAAGATTTAGTGCTGTAGAGGCTGCTGAGGGTCTTAAATTTCTGTCTATGGCAGGTCTGTCGGCTAAAGAATCAACTCAAGCTTTAGAGTCAACTTTGAGGCTTGCACAGGCTGGTGCGCTTGAGCTTGGCACTGCGGCTGACATCGTTACTAACATTATGACGGCGTTTGGTGCTTCCTTTCAAGACACTGATCGTTTCGTTAATGTTTTAGCTAAAGCAGCAGCTAACGCTAATACAGATGTTGAGCAGTTAGCTATGGGTATGAAGTTTGTAGCACCAATCGCTTCAGGCTTAGGTAGGAGTTTGGAGGAGACTACTGCTGCAATGATGACCCTTTCTAACGCAGGTATTCAATCTGCTATGTCTGGAACTGGATTACGTATGCTACTTAGCACCTTGTCTAAGGAGAATGGTAGGACAGTTAGAGAGCTAGAGGCTTTAGGTTTGAAGTTTGAAGATTTTGATCCAAGCAGTAATAGCTTAGTTGATACCCTTAATGAGCTTAGGAAAGTATCTGACTTACCTGATGGGGCTTCTAAGTTTATGGCTGCTTTTACTCAAAGGTCTGGTGCTGCGGCATTGGTCTTAGGTAAGCTGGTAGATGATGTTGAGGGTTTTGAGCGTATCTTAAAGGATTCCGAGGGTGCAGCCGATCAGATGGCTCAAACTATGGATGATAACTTGAAAGGTGCGGTAGTGCTGCTGGTGTCAGCCTTTAAAGAGTTACAGCTACAGCTTGGAAAAAGCGGTATTAACGATGCCCTAAGAGACGTAGTTAATGGTGTTACAGAGTTTCTTAATACGCTTAATCAGGAAGGAGGGGCTGCTAGTTTTGGGCGGGATATAGCTGTCGGTCTTAGGTCTGTTGCTAGTATTCTAGGAACTATCTCTAAGCCTTTTATTGGGGTCATAAAAATAATACATGAACTTAGGCACGCATTAAAGGGTATTGTCGTGGGTTTTATGGCTGTTAAGCTAGCTTCTAAGATCTCTGCTATGCAGATGAGCTTGGATTCTAAGAAAAATATTGCGAATGCTAAGAGAACAGCAGCGGTTGTTAAAGCACAGGCTCTGGCGATGCGTCGGGCTATCCAGGGTATAATTGGCGGTGCTGTTATTGGTGCGGCTTTGATGATTATAGAGGGGTTTATCGGTCGTGCTCAAAGAAGGCTGATGACGTTGCAGGAGCTAGGTCAGGGAACACAGGATACTTTTGAATTTACTGGACAAATTAGTTCTGGTCTTAAAAACGCGCAGTCTGAGGAAGAGTTAAACTCACTTAAAGAGCAGATACAGCTTAGGAGGACGCAAATTGAGCAAGAGCGTGAGAGGTTGCTAGAGCAAACGAGTAATTCGGAGGTCGAAGCTGATATTGAGAGGAGTTATAGGCAGCAAGTTAAAACTATGACTATTCTTGAGAACCTTATAGACAGGGAAGGGGCCGCGATTGTAGAGAAGGCAAAAGCGGCGCAGAGAGTTAGAGATACTTTATCCGAGTGGAATGACGAACTTGCTGAGGCTGCTGAAAATTCTGATACGCTTCTAACTAACATGGAGAAGGCTGATTTAGCTGCGGCAGAGAAAAAAGCTAAAGTTGATGCTGGCGATGATGAAACCTTGGAAGCTGAGCTTCTTCTTATGGTTCATGGGCTTGAAGATTTAGATGAGGCGAGAGATGAGTTACAAGCATTAAAAGATAAAGCCGACGAAGCTCAGCAATTTGGGGATCTTAGCCAAGAAGACCTTAATGCGGAAATGAAGGCTAGATTCGCTGGATTGTCTGCGGCGGATAAAAAGGAATTAGATCCTACTGGTAACCTTGACGAACATCAACTTCAGAAGAAATTTGTTGAGGGCCTACTTGTAAGCGAAGGTGAGGTTGAGAGAGCTTCAATGCTGCATGGTCTTATAGAAAAAATTCAAACTCTCCAAAGAAAAGGGCGTGAGGATGAGATCAAGGCTGCTAACGAAAAAGTAAATAAGCAGAAAGAGCTTGATATGGATAAGGCGATTATGAAGGCCAAAGTCGCGGGGGATAAAGACGAAGTTAAGCGTCTGGAACGTCAGCGTGCTATTAAGCAAAAGACGGCAGAGCTTGAAAAGAAAGGCATTGCAGATGCTGCTAAGCAAGCTGAAGAGCTTGTAGATATGCAAGCTAAGGTTGATCAGTTAAAAGATGACCCTAAAATGATGCAGTCGGGGGCTGTCGCAGGGGCTATTAATACTATTATGGGGAGAACTACTGAAGCGCAGATAGCTGCTGAAACGGGTAAAACTCGTACAGCCGCAGAGAAGACTGCTATTGAGTCTGAGCTTACCCGTAAAGCTATTGAAGAGATGAATAAGTTACTTGGATCACAAGGAAGATTTACATGAGCGAAAACATTCATATTGGATTATCTGGATCTGGTTCTACCGCCTACCAAACTGATGGAGAGGCGGGGTCTATAGAAGATGGCATCCTTAACGGAACCTTAACTTTTCATGTAGGTAGTCTTGATGATGCAAAAACTCACGGCCCTTCTCACTACGAAGGTGCTCCCTTGATTCGCCGTCAGTGGAAGTGGTCCGGCCCTGACGAAGGTTATGACCTTACCTTGACTTATAGCGGCCCTGAGAATACAGCAAGCGGGGAAGGATCGTGCGAGCTTGATGTTTCGTTTGCTGAACGTTCTTTGGCTCAACACCCTAACTTAGAGAAGATACTTACAGTTTATAAGGGAAAGCTAGATCCTAGGACTCAAGACGTTACTTTTAGTCCTAAGCTTGAGTCTTCCGCTAGTGGAGGTATTCAAAGCTCAGATAGAAGAACTACAAACCCTATGTTTGGGGTTGAGACTTATCTTTATCTTGCTGCTGTAGTAAGAGAGACGAAAGTTGAAAGTAAGCCACCTAATTTGAAGCAAATAGGCACTATGCTGAATAGAGTTCCCGGAGGGTATAAAACGCCTAAGGATCATAATTGGATGTTTATGCCTCCTAAGTCTAGAAAGTTAGCTAGCGGAGACTATGAGAATCAATATGAGTTTCTTTTGTCAGAAAAAGGTGGGTGGCCTAAGCACGTTTATGGTTTTCTTATAGAAGGACAAGGATCTTTAGCTAATACCGGAGGTTACGGATCTGGCTCCCTGTCTAGCGGAGGTGTTCAAGGATCTGGTGGATTATACAGCTAAGTTTTGCCCTTCGTGCAAATGACAAATGAACCCATTAAAATTACTGACTTAAAGGCTAAGAGAGGCGATTTAGTCCTCCCTAAATGGGAAAGATTAGTTAGATACGTTGGTTCTACGGATATTATTCCGGGAGGGTTCTTTAAGATTACTAGGCTCCCTAACGGCACTATTGTAACCCCAGCTAAAAGATCTATACCTTGGCTTCACCCTTTTATGGTAGCGATTAATGCTTCAGAAGAGTTTGAGATGTATGTAGGTAGGGGAACTGTTAATAACATAGTCCCTTGGGTTAGCGAGGATGTTCAAGTAGGTAATACTGATCCTAATACTGGTCAGTTCGTAGGCGTTAAGGTAGAACCACAACAAGAAGGTTCTTCTTGGATTGCTGTAGGCGTTAACATACAGGGAACTGATTCTGAGTTTGCGTCCTTAGAGTTGGCTGATCTTGTAGCAGAAGGTGCTTCTGGGTTTTCTCAGTTAAGAATTAAAGAGATTAAAGAGCTTCCAGCGGGTAGAGGATCTGGAGGTGTGCAGACTGATGAAAGGGGTTATGCGTGGTATGCTCTGGCTCAGATGGATTGGCTAGATAACGAGCTAGAAGATGTATATCAGATAGTATATCATAATTTACAGCATTCAGTAGCTAGCTCTAAAGTAGCAGGGGTTAAAGTCAAAGAAAGACACTTCTTTTATCCTAATTAATGCCTATATCATTTACATTACCTAACTACGATAAAAGTGAGCCTTTCGCAATAAAGCACGATCACTGGAACAAGGTGTGTACTCGTATTTATCAGAATAGGCCACTCTCTACAGGCCCTAATCCTAGGGCTAATCAGCTAGATCATCCTTGGAGGTTGTCCGTTGAATGGGATGAGGCTACTAATCAGTTTGCAGCTAGCCTTAACCCTGGATTTGTAAGAGGCGGTAATGTAGAAGTTAATGTTCCTGAGTCTTTCTGCGGCCAAAAGACACTTAGACGGTTAGAATTGTCCGGCGATAGCGAAGATTCGGTTACTGCTTATTTAACAGAGAGACCTAGGATACCCGTTAATAATTGGGCGAATGTCATTAATGCTGACGGCTTAACTCAAGTCCCATATACGATACCTGAGTGGTTTCACGATCAAGGCGTGCCTAGGCCAAAAACACTTGCTTCTGTAGATGATATACAGAGTGGTATTCTTTTTGAATCTGGATCTGGTCAATCTGTAGCCGAAGAAGATAAGCGTTTGCTAAAAGCATCTGATTTTACGCTAAAGCAGTTCCGACCTATCTTAGAGGCTATACCTGTCGCCGGTGCAGCACCCTCTAGTGTAGCTATTGAAGTGCAGGTTGATTACGTTTTTGCTAGAGACAGGAATCCTCTTTATGTTTCTCAGTCTATTACTAGTGCCGTCCCTTCTGATTCAGTAGAGGCAACGGCTATGCAGATTCTTGATGGATCAGCTAATGAGCCTATAACTGATGAACTGCACATGGCTCGCGTATGGCTTATGGGTCCTCCCGGGAATCACGACGAGACCGTTACTTCTGAGTGGGAAGTTGTAATTCAGCATTTGTGTCATTGGAATCTTGATTATACGATAGACGTTGATATTAATAATGTTCCACCGTTTTTTATAAGCAACCCTGCTGGATTTCTTGCTACAGGGTTATTTGTGGCTCAGAGTATTGTTGATTCTACTAATGCAGCTTTTGATGAAGCGCGCTCTGCACTTAATACAGCTAAGATAGCAGGGGGGTTCTGGACAGTATGAGTGGTCTTACCCCTAAAGGGGAATCTGAGCTTTTAGAGGATGAGGATCTTAGAGATCCTACGGGCTTAGAGCCTTTATTCCCTTTTAATATGATACCCTTCCCTATTGATATAGCGGTAATTGGCGGGGCTATACCTAAAAAATCTGACCTTATCGGTAGTGTGGATGAGGCAGAGACTTTTAGGCCTGGAGAAATTATCCGCACTGAAGAATGATTGATGTCCTTAACTTGACTGATTGCCTACTAAACGTTACCCTAACTTAATTTATTATGGACCTATCTGGATATTTCGATATTGGAACTAAGGGCTTTTTTAGTTCTCTAGATGGAGACTCTGTGGCTGTCGGAGGGGTAGTTGTGGGTGAGACTATCCGTATTAAGGCGAGGTTTAGGGAGACTAGAGAAGGAATACCTATTGAGGTTGAGCCTACTATTAATGCTATAACAGCTAGTATTGGTGTTGTAGATACGCGCCCTACCTCCGGCACTTGGGTTTTAGATATTAACGGAGAGGACACGGCAACTATTGACCACGACGTTTCTGCTGCTGATCTTAAGACCGCTATCGAAGCACTTGCGTCTTTCTCTTCTGGTGATGTTGAGGTTATTAGCAGAGATGAGTCATTAATAGTTACCTTCCCTAATGACCCTACTACAATTCAGACTTTTACTATAGAGTCTAATAGAATACATCCAGTATCTCACGTTAGGGTTCGGACTTACGAGCGAGGCGGTATAGTGGAGCATGAAATTAGAGTTATTAGAACTCCTGTTGCTCATACCTCTGACTATGAGCTTCAGAACCCGCCAATACCTACTGTTACTGAACTTCGTGCGGGTGCTGTATCTGGGGATACTAAAATCCCTGAGATACAAAAGATGTTTATCCCCGCTACATTTAAGGGGACGTTTCGTCTTAGTAGGGGAAGTGCTAGGACTAAGCCTATATCTCTTAGCGACACCGTAGAGGATATTCAAACTAAGCTTAAGGTTTTGGCAGACGAAGGTGGAAGTTGGACTGTAGAGAATCCTTACGAGTCTACTGCCTATATTTATTTTGAAGGTGATATGTCTGGTATAGACCAAGACCTTCTCGGAGTTGAAATTTTTGACGGTCCTAACGCAGATACGGTTATTACTCTTGATACAGCTACTAGAGAGATGGCTGATCTTATGCAGTCTCTAGATGAAACTACTCTGGTTCTGGAGGTTCGCTTACAAATAGAAGACCCTGACGATCCCGGAGTTTACTACTGGCACACAGTATTTCGTGAGGATGTTACTTTTGTAGAAGCTAGCGATTGGGACGAATTAGCTACTTCCGCTCCTATTAACTGGCTAAGACCTCCTACACACGTTAGCTATAATCCTTTTGATCCTTCTCAGGTATCTACAGGTAATCAGCATTACTCTACTCAAATTAGTTCTTCTACTACTACGGTGTATGTTATTGATCATAATTTGGATGAGGATCGAATTGCAGTTATTATATCTGAGAACTCCTCTCCAGGAGATTCCTTAGTGGAAGGGACTGATTATACTTTCGTTAGAAGTAATAGTAATTCTATTACAGTTACCTTTACGAGTGCTCCAGCGTCTCCTGGGGTTTTAATAACTGTGATGGGGCTTACTGAGACTTCTCAGTTTGATGATCATACTCACACAATCTCAGAAATTACTGGACTTCAAACTTTGCTTGATTCTATAAACTCACGTTTGTCTGCTCTTGAACTTATCGGGGGTAGTATAAGAAGCGAGGAAAATGAGGATGATCCCGGTGAGTCGGCTCGCTGGACACTTCCAAGTCTGTTTGAGGTTTATCCTGACCGTAAAAACGTATCTAAGACTCAATCTATAGAAGAAGGTCAAGGTCTTGTTGATTTAGACATGACTCCGTTTGGTAGAGCAGGTGGATTACTTCCAGCATTACATGATGTTACTGTAGAAGATTTGCCTGTTCCTGTCCCTACGGCTGGATCTGCTTACGCAAATAAAGTGTATCAAAATAATACAGGGAGTGACGTTCTTATACCTAGCGGCAGGGGCCATAAGAGTCTTACAGCTAAGGATGGAGATTTCGTAGGCTCTGACGGGTTTATATGGTATCCAGTTCTTAAGTATGGTGCTCACGATGATGTAGCGTTTACTACTACCTTTTCATCGTCTGCTAGCCTCTTTAATTTTGATACTTCAGCAACCCGTAATAATTATTTGCCGGAAGGTGCTGAGGTTCAGCTAGAGACTACAGGAACGTTACCTGCTGGATTATCTACAAGCGTTGATTATTTTATAGCAACAGCAGACTTTGACGCAGGAACTTTTACTCTTGAAGATAGTAGCGGAACTACTGTTACGTTTACTGACGATGGGTCTGGAACTCACAACATTACTGTTGTAGGTGAGACTTCTTTTTATCCTAAGCACTTTGAGCGTCTCCTGTTTGAATTACACGTTAATGATAATCAGCTTAGAACGAAAAAAACCCTTGATCTTAATTTCTCGTTAGAAGCAGCTATACGTGAGTCTGAGGTTAGAGCTTACTGGTGGCTTATGGTTGAGATAGGTGAAGCTGTGGAGGACACAACACCGTCTACTATAGGTCCAAACCTAGACAATATTAACTTCCGAGGAGTTCCTCTGTTTGAACAGCGTATCGTGCTTATGCCTACATCTACTATACATAGATTCGGAGCTACGATTCAACGCACAGTAGAGAGTTCTGTGGAGAAGTTTATTGCTAAGAAGAGGCTTTATGGTGCTGTATCTGGGGGTTGTGTTCCTCCTCGCACAGCTAATTTTGCAATTCGTGCAAGACTTGGTAGGTTTGATACGGAAGACGGTGAATCTGATCCTAGGGGTTTCGTAGTCCTTAAGGGTCTTAAGCACGACCAAGGAGAAGAGACAACTAGCGATCCACCGGAAGACGGAGTAGCTTTTATCTCTTAATTAATATGACAATTAACCCAAAGACATCAATATTATCCTTCTCAGAAGCTCAGTCTTATTCTGTGCAGTTCCTCTCCGATCCAAGCAGTGCTACTTGGTCTATTACAGATGGAGCCTTACCCGCAGGACTGACCTTGAGTTCTAGCGGCTTACTATCAGGGTCCCCTACTCTTGATTCGGCAGGGTCTATCTACAAAGCTACTATACAGGCTGATGCCTCTGGGGATGTAGGAACCCTTGATATTACTATGGGAGTAAAGTTCGCTAACTTTGATGCTTCTGCAGCACCTCAGTGGGATCTTAATCTGGATACTGGAGATATTACTGGCACGGGTGCTGTTGTTGATGAGGAGACCGGATTTAACACTTTTAGACTAAAGCAGTTTGATGATTTCGTTATTTCCTTCTCTTTAAGCAAATCTGGTATTATTCAAGATATACCCGTAACTAATTTTAAGATGCGTGTTAAGCAGTTTGAAGGTGAGCTTGGTGTTGATGTTCAAACGGGGACATTACAGAAAATAGGGGGTGGCGCAGGATTTACTAGGTTTAGATGTGGGGTGTCTTTTAGCGATGCTAATTTGGCTATCTTTCTTGAGGATCAAGCAGAAGACATTAATACAAACGTTAGGCTTATAGCTGATGCTACTTTTGACTATTGGCAAGAGACAGGAGGATCTACTCCTGATAATAATAGCAGAACGTCTAATCCTTTTCACATTGATCTAAGCCGTAAGCTTTAGTATGCAAACTATACCTAAGGTAGCTAACTGGCCTACTATGGAGGACATTTGTGTTGCTCTTGATAGGCAAGAGGTCCGTCCCTTGCGTATTCGTAGGAGAGCATGGGAAGTTACCGTTAGTGGTGTTCAAGTTGCTAATATATGGATTTACTACTGTGAAGGTATATGGTTTATCGAAGACACTGCGGGTAAAAGAATTGTAGCTGCTGATGAGTTTACTGAAGACGATTTTTACGGGCAGGATTGGACTTCCCTTAGTGTAGCTTGTTATCAAGAGGACGTTAGCTGCGATAGTGTATCTGAGTCGTATATTCTTGGGTTTTATCAAAGAGAAGAGACTTCTGAGTATCAGCCCGACATCTCTTCGCCTAACGCACCTACCTGTGGAGATGCGTGCGCTTTACCAATTCAACCACCGTCTGTCTCTGTTCCAAGTTCTGGTGGAGGCGGTGGAGGCGGTGGCGGTGGCGGCGGTAATGGCAGAAAAATTAGAATACCTAAAAAGGTTACTAACGCATCGTTAACTTTAGGAGTCCCTAGTGACAATATACCTAGCTGTCTTGAACTTGGGGAAGATGAATGTGGTCGTAAGTGTGACGAATCGGCTGTAGATAATCCTTACCCATATACTGTAAATAGCGTTACGGTTAGCTTGTCTGATCCTGATGATCCTAGCGATTTGTGGTTTGTTAAGGTTTACTACAAAGGCGTTCAATATGCTAATGAGACTATGAGTCACGGGACTACTACTACAGTTAACATTAATCAAAGTGGCGAGCTTCAGTGGGGTGCGTCTCATGGCATTCGCGCTAGTGCTTGGAAGTCTAATAGCCCAGATCTTAGTGACTCTGCGTCTATTACTATGGCTCAGCCGTGCGACCCAGACCCTGACTGCGGAGAACCTTGCTCCGGTGATGGACCTTCTTGATTGCTTATATGTAGTCTATGAAAGACTTTCTTAAAGCAATTATACTAAGAAAGGGTGCTAGGAAGGCGGTGTGTGAAGCACTGGTAGTTTCGCATAAGAACGGGCATAGCGGTGTTTTCTTATGCGGAGGGGATCACGTAATTTCTCAAATGGATAGTTATGCTTCTGTAACTATACACTCACCGTCTTGTGTAGTTATACCGTCTGATTTTTGCCTAAAGTTATATGGTGCTGTTGATTCTATGACTGAGGCTGATGAAGATAGGCCGTTATTTAGGTTAATATCTGAGGCTGCTGAATCTAGAGGCATAGCAGTAACTTATGACCCCGCTCTTAGAGTAAAAGATAAGCCTAGTCATAGTATTAAAGATTATGCTGAGTATTCTGCTCTTGACTTAAGTTTTCTTAAGCAAAGCAAGAGAGAAGAATTTATTAACGGTGAAACTATTGAGGGATGCCCTACAGAATCTCATTACGGCGTAGGAGTTACTAGGGAATGCTCTACAGACACACTTAGTGTAGATAGTGCTGTGGTAGCTATGGACTCAGGCGTGTTACCTGATCTTGAGCCACTACTTGTTACTTGGACTTACTTTACTGGAGGCAAGCCAATATCTGTTTATTGCGATGAAATAGTTGAGTCTGAGATTATTAAGCTAAAGGATAAGTATGATATGCCTTCTGTTAATGCCTTTAAGACTATCACTACAGAATCATTATCTTTGGCAAGGGCTGAGCTTAAGAACTTAACTAATCAGAGCGATTATTGGAAGCCGGATATTATTATGTGGAAGCTTATGGCTCTTAAGCAAGAAGTAGAGCGGTTAGAGGGAAAGGGCGTGCTGCTTCTTGATTCTGATATTGTTTTTTGCTCTGATCCGTCAGAGTCGTTTACTGAATGCGATGCGGTGCTGTCACCTTTTTATTGGGATAATCCTTTTAAGAAAATAACAGATGTTTATGACGGTAGGAGAAAGTGCATAGTAGAGCGTGACGGGTTTTACAATGCGGGATACCTACTAACTAGCAATCCTGATCTGGTTGAGTTTTGGATTGATCTTTATCGTGAGGGCGTAGGCGGCTTTTATGAGCAGTGGTGCATGGGTAAAATCCCTCAAAAATACAGAACTCAAGTATTTAGCACCCTACATAATCATGGTATTTGGAGAGGTAGCGAACCTCCTAGTAATATCAAGTCTTTACACATACACCAGATAACCCCTATAGTTACTCAAGAAAATTACTCGATTTACTCCGCTGCTGAGTTATCTTTCACTGAAGCTAAAAACTCAATACTATTATGATCTTTTGCCAAGATAAGAAAATCGTAGAAATATCTGTTCCTCACACTGGATCTAATTCTAGGAGAGAATATCTGAGTAATTTAGAAGATTTTGGATTACAGCCAAGGGATAACCCTCATTTAGTTGCTTCTGAGGTATCTGAGCTTATTGGGCCTGAGGAGTATGCTGAGTGTTACACTTATTCAGTTAGGCGTAATCCACTGGAATATATGGTCTCTTGGTATGAGAATTCGCTTAAGAAGGCGGCTAAGTCTAATCGACCAGTTCCAAGTAAAATGCAAAAGGGGTTTAACAAGTGGATTAATAGGCTTGGAGAAGACCCTGATAGCCCAGCTAATGCTCCTCACTTATCTAATCACACTAAATACTGGCAGAACGATAACGGGGAGATTATCGTGGATAACATTATTCTGTTTGAGGATAGAAAGTCTGAGTTCCTTGATATTGTAGGTAGTCATGGAGGTGATATTACCCTTACTCTTAAGAAGAAAGTTAAGAGTCTTGGTCATAAAAGGTTTATGAACTACTACAATATGTCTACCGCAGAAATAGTTAGGCAGAGGTTTGCTTTAGACGTAGAAATCTTAGGCATTCCTCCTTCTTGGAAGGGGTGGTAAGTGCATGGTTTCCGCTTCTCACAGATTCTCTGATATACACGTTCCCAAGACAGGAGGGACATCTCGCAAGGAAGCCTTTATCGAGGCTGGCGTTTTAGTGATACCAGGTATGGATCATGCGCCGCTGCATAATTTAATTAAGGTAGTTCCTAAGTTTGATGAGTATTACACCTTCTCTTTTAGAAGAAATCCGTTAGAAGTAACGGCAAGCCTGTTCTTTTACTGGAGAGATGGCTTAGAGGAAGGCAATGCCCATAAAATTCCTTACGATTCTGATTTTAGAGCTTGGGTTAAAAGTTACGTAAAAGACTTGCCTTTCTTTAGGATTAGAGAGCTAAGTGCTCATTGTTTTTACTGGAAAGATTGGGACGGCAACATAGCCGTTGATGATATTTTCTTGCTTGATGATATTAGCGAGAAGTGGCGTGTAATATGCGATAAGGTTGGCATACCTCCTGTTGAATTAGGTAGGCTTAATGCCTCTACTACTAAGCCCTCTGATCTGTCTGGTTTATACGATTCTGAAAGTGCTCGTATTGTTCACAGTAGGTTTGAAGAGGATTATGATCTTTTAGGGGTCCCTGACTGCTGGAGATCTTACAAAGAAACTTGACTATTTTTACCCTGACCTTAGACTTTACTTAAGTCTCTTACTAAGCCTTTTCTGGGCTGGAGACCTATTAATTCTAACTACTAATACTATGGTGCAGAAACTTAAATCTAGAAAGCTGTGGGTTCTTATTTTGTCTGGGGCGGTAACTACGCTCGGAGTTGAGTTGGGGCTATCTGCTGATGCAGTTCAATACTTCGTAGGACTCGTCGCATCTTACCTAATTGGTCAGGGCATTGCTGATGCCGGAGCAAAAGGATCTTCGCAAGGAAGCAACTAATTTGCCCTTCGTGCAAATAATCTCTTAGCATTACCCCTATACTCTTATAAGGAGTTGGGGGGGTTTTGCTAAGTTAAAGGTTCCGTTAGTATGAGCCAAGTCCGACAATATGTAGAGCCTACTAAACTAGGTAGGGTTATGCGGCGTGGCTGTCGTGGCGCAGACGTTAAATTAGTTCAGACTATACTTCAGAGAGAAGGGTATTTTAAAGGGACTCCTCTCGGAAATTTTTTTAGTCTTACTGAAGAGGCCGTTAGGTATTTTCAGAATACTCACATTGGTAAAGACGGTGAGTTTCTTGCAGTTGATGGTGCTGTGGGACCTAATACGTGGTGGGCTTTACATAATCCTAACGGTAGTGCTCAGCGTAATTTTATACCTACCGAAGAGACTGCTGTAGTTGAGAGCGATAAGCGAATGAGGTTCGTGTCTACTCTCTATAAGATGCACAAGGATGGTATTAAGGAAATTCCTGATGGATCTAATTACGGAGGTGATGTTACCCTTATATGCAATTCATGCGGGTTCTCTTACGGCATTTATTGGTGCTTAGCGGCACTTAGCTACGCTTGGAAAGAAACCTTTAATAGCGCACCTTTGGGGGCTATGCACGTTCATTGCTCTACTTTTTGGAATGAAGCAGTCGTTCGTGATTGCTCATTTCCTAAGCTGGATTATGAGCCTATGCCTGGTGATATTGCTATTTATAACTATAAGGGTGGCCTAAAAAGCAGTGGTCGTTTGGCTGGAGCAGGTCATGCCGCTGCTGTAGTTCGTGTAGACCATGATGGTTCTAGGTTTAATGCGCTTGAGGGTAACGTGGGAAATCGCTTTAAGCACTCTATTAGACGAGAAAGTGAAGCTAGCCTTGTGGGGTATGTTAATCTCTTTGGAGATGCGTATAGTAGACCTAATTTTAAAAAAGGTGTAACTTCTGCTCCTGAGATTACAGTCTCGCTTGCAGATAGTAGATAAAATGGCATATTATTACTAAAAATCTGAAGGGCGACAGAACAACTTCAGACTGATATGCCTACTGCAAGAAGCGATACTAATATGACTACGGCACAACTTGGACGCAGAATGGATCGCGTCGAAGTAGACGTAGGTGAGCTTAAGACTGAGGTGGCTAAAACTACTAGCTCTGTCGAGGGTATGCGCTCTGATATGAATATCCTCTTTACTAAGATGGATCAAGTCATTACTAGCACTAGCCAAGTTGCAGCATCTAAGGATCATATAGCTACTAAATATGTTACTTGGGGTATTGGGTTAGCCTTATCTACTTTGTTAGCGATGGTTAGTATCGGTATTACCGTTACTGGAGCCGCTGGAGGAGTGGGGATATGGGCTATGAACTCTGGAGACGATAAACTCGCTGTTAGGTTTGACGGACAGTATGAGAATGTTATGTCCGGTATTAATGTTATTTCTCAGGACCTAAAAGATAACGTTGATAAGTCTGATCAGTTTGATGATCGTTTAAGACTGCTAGAGCAGCAGGTATCTACGCTAGGCGATAAGTAAAAGTTAGTGTTTTCGTGTATAGCCTATTTTCACTGAGGTGAAAACTTAAGTTTTAGAGAAAACATTTTTATTTATTGCTTGCAAAGATTCGGATAGGTGCTAACGTGTAGTATGCCTAGACCTATTATACTTAGCGATAGACTATTAGACACTTTTATTAATATGGGGTGTGAAGTGCTAGTAGCTGCAAAGAAACAACTGTCTCTTTTCTCGGAGGATTCTAATGCAGAAGTTCTTTACGATATGCAAGCTGAAACCTTCTCTTTTCAGAACACGGAGGGAGAACCTCTGGAGACACCTAAAGTTAAAGCAGTTAGATCTAGAAGAATTGAATGTGATTGAGTTACAGTAAAAACTTTGTATTTTTAGCTTGCAAAGATTCGTATTTGTGCTAAGCTAATAACGGGCATAGTAGAGGCCCAACCATTGTATGAAAAACAACGAGTTATATCAGAGCAAGATACGTGTTCTCTGCGGTAGCGGAGTAGGCGTTATTTACACTAGAACACGCGAACCTTTCCGAGCTATTGAGGCTTTACAGGAATACGCTTTTACTAAGGACCTTCCCTTTAACTTGTGGAATATCCGAGACGGATGGATTACGAGATTACCTTCTGACGATCCAGACAGCACACCAAGTAAGGAAGAGATACTTGATCCATTCTCAGCTATGAAGTGGATCTTAGGCGTTGGGGGTGGGGCTGCAAAGGATAAAGGTATCTTTGTTATGCACGCGCTGCATCCTTGGCTTAATAAGCAGCAGCATCCTGGTATTATTGAGTGCTTGCGTCATTATGTAAGAGATATGTCTGAGCTACCTAGGGTCAGGCTTATTATAGTAAATCCTGAGACAGAGAACTTACCAGAAGAGCTTTCTCACGATATACCTATACAAGACTTTGATCTTCCTAACTCCGATGAGAGGCGGGATATTTTACAGTATGTTATTGAGTCTTCTACGCCGCCTAATGAAGAAGTCCCTAAGATGTTTACAGACTCGGAGTATGATCAGCTTGTAGCTGGGTCTGGGGGTATGACTCAAATGGAATGCGAAGTATCTTACTCTAAGGCTATTGTAGAAAATAAGCCAGAAGAGGGTGATTGGCATAACATCTCTTTTGATTCGTATAACGGAACAGTCTTAAATCAAAAGACTGAGGTGGTTAAACAGTCTGATATACTTGAACTTATGTCACCCGTTGACATTAGCGAGGTTGGAGGTCTTGATCGGATTAAGCAATGGGCTGAGATTGCTAAAGATGCCTTTACCGAAGAAGCTAAGGCTGCGGGGGTAGATACGCCTAAGGGAATTAGTGCTATCGGTCCTCCTGGGACGGGTAAGACTCTTTTCGGAAAAGCAGTGGCTAATATCTTTGGTATGCCTCTTATTAGGTTTGACATATCTAGGGTTTTCGGATCGCTCGTAGGTCAGTCAGAAGGTAATACTAGATCGGCAGTCAATCAGATTAAGGCTATGGCTCCTTGCGTAGTTCTGGTAGATGAGGTGGATAAAGGGCTTGGAGGGGCGCATAATTCGTCAGGAGACTCTGGAGTTTCTAAACGTGTGCTTCAGATCTTATTGACTGAGATGCAAGAGGCTACGGAAGATATATTCTGGATGTTTACAGCTAACAGGCATGAAGGTCTTGATCCCGCACTTTTGCGTAAAGGTAGAATGGACGAAGTGTTCGCAGTGCTACCGCCTAACAGAGAAGAGCGTGAAGCCGTTCTTCGAATTCACCTTAAAAAGCGTAAGTGTGATCCCGAGAACATTAAGGACCTTAACTTCGCTATAGATGCTTCTAAAGGATTCGTGTCCGCTGAGTTGGAAGCCGCTGTATCTGAAGCTAAGAAGCATAGCTTTCATACCAAGGTTAAGATGTCGGGCGCACTTATTGCAGATATGCTAGGGCAGATGAAGCCTATTAGCGTGGCGTTTGCTGATGATTTTAACGGTATGTTAACGTGGGCAGAGCATAATGCTCAGCCTGCATCATCTACCCTAGAAGAAGAAGCGAATCCTAAATCTATTGAGAAGGCTAAGCGTCCTCGTAGGCGCAGCGTAGCTACTAAATAATTTGCACACCGTGCAATACTAATAATTATGCCAGTAATAAAAACAAGAACGGGTAACGTTAATCTAAGAACTTCTTCTGGTAAGTGTTATTTATTTCATAGCCCTACTGACGGTGGCAGAGAAGTATTTATAGACTCTGCTAGTCCTGAGGCTGGAATAAAGAAGCTGGGTAAACCTTCTTACTTTGCAGCTATAAAAGGACGTAAGCCTGATATTAGCGGTAGGTTTATTGAGCAGAAGTTTTACGTTAGGCAAGGTGAAGTATTAAAGTTATTTATTACAGTAAACCCCGGCTTAGGTAAGATGGAGTTATCTGGGTCTGTTTTCCTTAGGGTTAGGAAGAGTGCAGCGTGCCGTCGCCTACACATAGACCTTACTAATAATTATGACGCATCTTTTAGAGACGCTACTATAGAAGGCACGTTTGATATAATTAGTGTTGAAGACGCTGTTAAGCTTGGATGTAAAGTCCCTAAAGCATTCTTTGCCTTAGCGTCCTCTACAATGAGACGAAAGTTGCTTACTAAAGACGATATATTACTTCAAGAAGAGTCTCCTCCTCCGCTGATTGTGGAGAAGACTTTAGAGGATAAGAAAGTAGTCGTTAGTAAACGTAGACGATCAATAGAACTTTAAATGTTTAAAAATTGCTTGCAAATATTCTATTCTGCGCTAAGCTTAATAAGTTAGACAGAACACTAACACAGTTAAATAAATGAGTCACACAACTGAGATTAAAAGTGTCCCACTAAGGGATGAGGCTGCTATAAGGCAAGCCGTTCGGGAGTTGGAGAATGCTGGGGTAGACTTGGAGTTCCTAGAGAATGTAGTTCCTCGTATGTATTACCGCAATCAATCTGGTGCTTGCGATTATGTCATTAAGCTTCGACAAAGCCGATATGACGTAGGTCTTAAGAAACAGGATGACGGTAGTTACTCCGCAGTCTTTGATGCTTGGGATGGAGACATTCGCTCGCAGATAGGAGCTAAGTATAGGGTAGCTAATACTGATCACAAGGCAGAGAACATTGGCAAGTTCCTCCAGCAGTATTCTAAGCACGCAGCGATGAATGCAGCAGTAAATTCCGGCTATCAGGTTCTTGGAGAATCCTTAGACGAAGGGACCGGAGAGATTCATCTAGAGTTGGCAGTAGCTTAATACTAATTGATAGAAAGGTCTGTTTTATGAGCGGCAAAAGAATTATAGTTAAGATTGATTGTATCGGTAATCCTGTAGTGGAGGCCGAGGGTTTTATTGGGGATTCGTGCGTATCGGCTACTAAGCCTATCGAAGAAGCCTTGTCTGGTGGAGCAGCTAACGTTGTTCACGAGAAGCCTGAGATGCATCAGCCTAACACTGACGAACTCTCTGACACAGAGAATATGTATATTTAAGAAGCAGTGCAGGGGCGGTTATCACAATTTCATAAGTGCCGTGCTTCTCGGCGTGATAATCCGTCCCTGCTACCTTTACACTACTTACACACTACACTAAAATGGCGAAACAACTTATTACGGTAGGGCCTGACGGCTCTCTATTCGGATTAGACCATAAGAGCAAGGGCTTAAATTTGAGGTCGCTTGGAAGAGGAGAAACTAAGCGTGCTACTCTTGTAGAGTTTGATGAAGAATTACAGATGTGGTATATCCGATGGGAGGGGCAACGGTCTAACGAAGTTTGGACCTATAATACTGTATGGGACCCTCAGGGATTAATTCGTGGCGAGCTATGCAAGCACCCACCTTTTTCTGCGGTTAAAGCTTATACGGGAGCAGACAATAAACCCGATAACATACCGCTCTGGGAGAATTACGAAGATGCGGTTGCCGCTGAGGTTGAAGTTATACAAAAGATGCAAACCTTAGGTTATCGCTCATAAAACTTTTAGTGTGAGGTGTTCAAACAGACCTGCCCACCGAGGAGATTGTGAATCCAAGGTGGGCAGGCAGAACACGAGTCACACAGCAATACAACTGAATAGCATGATATTCGCACACTGTGCAAAGCCTGTCAAATATTAATGGCTAAGAATGAATACCGTGATTGGAAATTCGTATGGGAAGTTCATCGCACTATACTTAGGGTCTGGTTCCGAGACTGCACATCGCTTGAAAGGCTTGCACTACTATTTGTATTTGATCGAACTCTGGGCTGGGGAAAGCGCGAAGAGAGGATTAGTCGCCGTCAATGCGTGGAGGGTATATGGGATGATAAGGGCCAATGCATCGCTTCGCCTTTTGCGTCTAATGTTAGGAGAGCAGGTGACATACTTAATTCGCTTGTTGATAAAGGTTACCTCCTATGTAGGGATTCTAGGTTATGCACTGACCGCTCTAAAGTATATGAGCTTAATCGTATGAAGATGCCTAAAAGATTACGAGAAGAGGGGGACGAAAGTGTATCTATCGACGGGGACGAAAGTGTATCTATCGAGGGGGACGAAACCGGCCCTGTCATAAGGAAGAGCAGCAAAAGGGAAGAGAGACAAAATAGTAATAGCGTGGACGCTAAAGCGTCCGAGGTGGAAGTTGATGCCTCTTCTCGTTACAAGACTAGGATTGAAGAAGTTCGTAAGAGATCTAAGTCTAAGCGTAAAGCTGCGGCAGAGAAAGGTGTTAGGGTTCGTGGAGATTCTGGGTTTGTTCCCACGAACGGCGCATTCGTTATACTTTGGAAGGGGTTGTTTATTGAGCATTTTCCTAAAGAGGCTCCCGCGCCCTTATCGTCATGTGTTAGATCTATTATGGTCCGTTACGCAAAGGCTTGGACTAAGAATAGAGATGAAGGAGAGTTTATGTCTTACCTTGAGTTCTTATTTCAGAATTGGCTTCTTATAAGATCTACATCGTTAGGGTGGATGAATGATGCTCCTCGTTTTCCGGTGGCAGAGATGATAGTTAGTGTAAAGCTAAGAAGGATCTTTGAGGTCGCTTACGCTAACGAAGAGCGGTGGGATAGGCTTGCTAAGATGAATGAGCTTGAGCGGCGTGCTGAAGAGCTTCGTGAGAAGGGCATGGACCCAGAGAAGGCGAAGCAGATAGTGGCTGAGGAGTTTGGTTATGCCGATAAGCTTAAAGAGCTTAGGCTTGAAAGAGAGAAGATTAAAGTCTTGCGAGATCAAATGCGTAAGGAAGGAAGAATTGCACAGCGTGCAAAACCTAAGTCTAAGTTAAAGTCAGGAGGCGGCACGTTTGATGATTGGATTGATGAGTAATATTGACATTGAAGAAGGAGAGCATCATAAGATTCCATCAGAGGATATCTTACGTGCTATGAGTTATGCCGGTGTTCCTATGAGTTACCAAGACCCTGATCTCTCTATTATGGAGCAGGGTAAGGTAGGGACTAGGCTTGGTCTGTGGCTACGAACAGGAGGGGCTAAAGGTCTGAGCAAGAGGGGCAGGGTTTTAGAGGTAGTAGGAACTGAGTCAATAATATGTGATGCTTTTTATATGTTTGTGAGAGCTTTGGTTATTAGGAGGGTTCCTGTCTTCGCTTTAGATTGCGATACCCTATGGTCTATTATTGAGGCTGGGTCTCCTATGCAAGATGATCGTTTAGACGGCAGGGGAGTTCTTGCTATTGATGGTTTAATTACAGAGGATAGGCTCCCTTTTTCAGCAGACCAGATGGCTAGGATTGAGTGGTTTCTTCTAAGGTGGCTATCGTCTGGAAAGTCGTTAATTATGCTTAATGATGTCCCTTTTATTACAGAAGAAAGCACCCCGCAAAGTAACCCATTCTCTAATAGATTTATTAACCGCCTTAAGCAGCGTCAGATCTCAATTACATAAATATGTCAGCAGCAACTAATTTCCTAAGATCAATTATTGATTCTGGTCAGGTAGCCCTTTTACGAAGAGCAACACCTGAGCTTTTTACTGAAGAAGAAACTCCTGCCTACGAGTGGATGGTGTCTTATGTAAATAGATACCGAGAGGTTCCATCTATTGATATTGCTACACAGGAGGGTTTTACTTTCCCTAGTAATCGCAGACAGGCTAGCCCAGAATATTATTATGATACGCTTAGGGCTAGGTATGGTTATACCGAGGTTAACGAGCGTAATCCGAAGTTCGTAGAGGCTATGCGTAATCAAGATACGCAGGGTATGCTCAATGTCCTTAGAGAGATGACTCAGGCAGCAGCGTCTGCTATAGAGTCGCAGCGTTATTCTACTCTAGGCGATGAGATGGATGCTGTAGTTAGCGATTATAGAGAGGCTAAGCGTAATCCAGGACTTAGAGGAGTGCCTACTGGCTGGGAGACTGCTGATGCTGCTACTAACGGTCTTATGGGAGGCGACTTAGTGGTTATAGTTGGTAGGCCGTCGCTAGGTAAGTCTTGGATGATGATGGAGATGGCTAGGAATGCTAACGAGGCTGGACACTCTGTTGCCTTTACATCTATGGAGATGAGCCTTATGCAGATTGCTAGGAGGTGGCTTGGTAGGACTACAGGCATTAATCCTAACATGATAAGGGCCGGAGAGATTGGCACTTACGCAGAAGAGGAAATGCTCCGAGAGGTTGAGCGTCTTAAGAGTATGCCTAATCCTGTTCATTGCCTTGCAGGGGATATGAGAAAAAACGTAGCTGGGGTTGAAGGTATGATCTTAGAGTTTTCCCCTGATATAGTCTTTGTAGATGCAGCTTATTTACTTTCTCCGGCAGGGGCGAAGAAGGGGTATATAAGCAGATGGGAATCTATTTCTGAGGTGGTGCGCGAGCTTAAGGAGTTATCGTTACGTTACAATGTTCCCGTTGTTATATCTGTGCAGTTTAATAGGAACCAGAGAAACAGTAGCACGAAGGAGTTTGATCTTGGAGATATTTCTGGGTCTGATTCTATTCCTCAGGACGCATCAATAGTTTGGGGTATAAGAAAAGGTCAGCAGCCTTTTGCAGAGCAGCAGAGGATTCTTGAGTTTATGAAGAACCGTGAAGGAGAGACACCACGCTTTGCTACTAATTTTAGCTTTTATCCAGTTAGATTTAATGAAGTTCCTTTGCTTGATGAAGAGGAAGGAGAGGTAGAAGACCTAGTAGATTGGATGGAGTGATATGAAAGAGGCGAATACAGAGAATCTTAATATACGTGAAGGTAAAAACCCTACCATTATCGTTATAACGGATGCTATATCTGAGACCTTATGGGATGCCAGCAGAGTTATGAGCGTCCCTGCGGCTAAGTTTTTTATTACTCAAGCTAATAAGTGTGGGTTTAGCCAAGACGATTTTGTATTTATTAATCCGTCTCCACCAATCCCAGCAGAGGACGCAGACTCTGCCTCCCGTTTAGGTAAGTTTATAGCTGAGTATCGTGAGGAGTTTGTCGAGGCTTTGGGTAGGTATTTGCCTAATGCTAGGCTTATTATACCGCAGGGAAATCTCGCGCTTAGGCAGCTTTCTGGTAGACCTTCTGCTATTACTAAATCTCGTGGAACATTTAAGACCTATTCATCAACAGGAACTATACCTGTCTTGCCTACGCTTAGTCCTATGAACGTATTAGCTCGACCTGAGGTTAACGACATCTATGTTTCGGATTTTCAACAGGTGAGATCTTTAAAGGATCATAGCTGGAATGTTGATACTTTTCTTAAGGGTGGCTTAGATGATGGATATGATTGGTGTCTTGATTTAAGTGACTTGCTTGAGAACCGCCCAAAGGCTATGGCGGTTGATCTGGAGACTGTAGGGCTGAGGGCGTTAGAGCCTTCTTACCGTGTCCTTTGCGTTAGTCTTACTTCAGAAATAGGTAGTGCTTATGTTGTTCCTTTGGATATTGATTATTGGAATGATGCTACGCTTTTTAGTAATGAGTCTGCTGAGATGCCTAGGCTTAATACTCGTCTTAGAAGTAAGCTTATTGCGGATCTAAAAGAACTTATCGAAGACCCTGACATAGCTATTACAGGTCATAACTTTAAATTTGATGTGCATGGATTAGCTACCTTAGGCATTAATGTGCAGGACAATTGGTATTGTGATTCTATGCAGCTTGCTTTCGTGTGTGACGATAATATGCTGACTAAGACCCTTGACGATTGCACCCGCCGCTGGGTTCCTGAGATGGCTGGTTATGCCGATGATTTTAATGCTCGTGTAGACAAGTCGAAGATGCACACTGTTGAGCATGAGGACATGAGATCATATGCTGGAGGAGATACAGACGCGACATATAGATTAACTAAGGTGTTACTTAAAGAAGCGAAAGAGGATAGGAGAAATTGGGATGCTTACACTAAGGTTCAAATGCCATCACTTCGCACGTTCGTTAAGATGGAGCGTCAAGGAATTAAGATTGATGTCGAGGCTCTTACTTCCCTTGGAGAAGACATAAAGGCTAGGGAGCAAGAGCTTTATCATCGACTGCTTCAAAATACACCTAGTCCGGTGCTTAGGCGGCACGAAAGTAATTGGAATTTTGGCTCACCTAATTTTGTTAGGGATATACTGTTTGGGGCTGGAGGTATTAAAGACGATAGCGGTAAGAGCTTGAAGCCTACAGAGTTTACTAAGAGCACCCGTAAGCTTAAAGGGGATGATAGGTTACCTTCTACTTCTAAGGACCATTTAATTAATTTTCAGCATATTGATTATGTTAGAGATTACATGGAATACGCTACCCTTAAGAAGATGAGCGGAACTTATGTAGGCTCTGACGAATCTGTAGTTGTAGAGCCTCTTAAGCGTCTTAAAAGTGGCGGCTATACCGCCAAGGTCCAAGAGGCGGTAGAGAATGCTTTAGGTTCTGACTTAGGTAAGTCAAAGGCTGTTAGGAGGCGGCGCAGCGGCGTTAAAAAGGATTCGGGGTCTGTGGATATTCCTTTTGGCAAGCAGCGTCTTAGAGTGGACGAGAGCGGCAATGTGAGCAAGGTGATCTATGAGCCTCCTACTGGATTTTGGCAATACTTACAGAACAGAGAAGAATGCCCTAAAATACACCCGTCCTTTTATCTACACCGAACTGTTACTGGACGAACTGCGTCTAGCGACCCAAACGCTCAAAATATACCTAAGCGGGGAGCCTTGGCTAAGTCTTTTAGGAAGATCTTCGTCCCTACAGAAGGCTATTCTTTTATTGAGTCTGATCTGAGTCAGGCTGAGATTAGGGTTGCTGCTTGGATGGCTAATGAACGTAAGATGATAGACATCTATAAGGCAGATGGAGATATCCATTCAGCTACGGCAGCTACCGTTATGGGGGTTAGTTTCGATAAGTTTATGAAGGGTAAGGCTATGAAAGATACCCTGCTTATTGATTGCGTATCGGATTGGGCAGGTGCTTCTCAGAAACTTAGGGAGATGAACAAATCTGAGAGGGATAAATATACGGTGTCAGATTTTTGCGATTTTAAAAGATTTCAAGCTAAGGCGGTTAATTTCGGCTTTCTCTATGGTATGGGCTGGGCTGGGTTCCGAAGATATGCTCGTATTGATTATGGCATTGATATGACAGAACAGGAGGCTGTTGATATACGTAATGCTTACTTCGCTGAGTATCCAAGGCTGCAACAATGGCATAGAGCTATGAGTGAGTTCGTGCAGAAAAATACTTATGTTAGAGCCTTACACGGTGCGCTGAGAAGATTACCAAATGTAGAATCTATTGATGAGAATATTGCAGGTGGTTCTGTTCGTCAGGCTATTAATAGTCCGGTGCAGCGGTTTGCTTCTGACCTTGGCCTTATAGCTATGACTAGGTTAGCTAGGGATGTTGATTTGAATTTGATTAGACCTGTTATGTTTATTCACGATGCGGTTATTGTAGAGGCTAGGAACGATATCTTAGAGGATGCAGCCTCTGCTCTTCGCTTTTACATGGAGACTCCACCACTTAAAAACTGGTTCGGCTTGAACGTCCCTTTGCCTATTAAGGCAGACGTTTCTGTTGGTTCTAATTTGGCTGAGATGGAAGAACGTCCTGACATTGAGGCTATAAAACCTTCGTGGTATCAGTCTGGAGAAAAACCACCTGAGAATAACAATACGCTAGGTAAGGCGTGGGCTAAGAAACGGCAACGAGGTATTGTTCTTACAGATTAGTTTGCACTTCGTGCAAATCTTTCCGAAAAATTGCTTGCAAACATTCTGTTTCTGTGCTATACTAAATCTATGAAAGAAAAAGCAACTAGGCGCAGACGCGCAGTCTTATCTACAGAAGAGCCTACTAAGGATGAATCTCCTACAGGGGTTACTGGTAATATGAAGGAGTTAGCTGTTGAGCTATACGTAGCTAACAAAAGAGCAAACGAGGCAGCTAATAAAGCTAAAAAGGTCCGTGCTGAGCTTCTTAAGCAGATGAGAGAGTCTGGAGTTGAGGACTTTGAGGTTAAGGCTAGAATTAATGATAAGGACATTATCCTTGATTCTGAGATTAAACCCGGAAGGTCTACTACGGTTATTGACCCAGCTAAGTTCCGTAGCAAGGTAGATGATTCTATCTTTATTGCTTGCGCTAGTATCGGAGTTACTAAGGCTAAGGCATTATGCCCTACTGACGTTATCGCTGAGATTAGCACAGCTAAGGTCGGAGACCCTAACGTAGTTGTAGGTCCTCGTAAGTGATTGATGGAAGAGGTTAAAAAATTCCTTAAGAGTAAAAACAGGAAGAAGGTCCCTTCTCCTTTGTGCGGCGACCTTACTGTTAGGATTACAAAAGTAACTCTAGAAGGCTTTACCTTTGTATGTAGATCTCAAGGCTACAATACTCTTAAGTTTGAGGAGTTGGAGCAGATACACATAGATAGAATGTATGGGCGGGTATGAAAGAAGAGCCTCTTAGAGAGTTGCTGAGCGAGATAGATGTCGAGGTTATTCATAAGAATGGCAGAGGGTGGCTAGTAAGCCAGTGTCCCTTTGCCCCTTATCTCCATGAGTTTGGAACTGACCGTAACCCTTCGTTTTTCGTTAAAGTAAACCCTTCTGGGTATTCTGGGTTTAATTGTTTTACTTGCCATCAGAGAGGTAATCTAACAGGTCTACTTACTAAGCTTGGTAACTACCGCGAGGAAGACTATAATAGTCTAATCATTCGCGCTATGACGGAAGAGACTCCTGAGAATTTTGAGGAGTGGGATAAAATTAGAGAGGAAGAGAGAGTGCTTGAGGAGGTTGAGCCTTTAGATCCGGGTATGGCTCAACTTCACTTGTCTATGTATCCTTTAGCTTATGAGCATTTTGAATCTAGGAGATACTTAGTAGAGAGGGATATACAAGAACAAGCTGCGCGTCTTCTGGACTTGAGGTTTGATCCTGAGCAAAGAAGAGTTTTATTTCCTGTATATGGTTTTGACCGAGACTTGTATGGCTTTACAGGAAGGACAGTGTTACCTGATATTCAATGGCCTAGATCTATGGATAAGCGTAGCCGATATTCTAAAGTAAAAGATTATGCGGGTCTTAAGAAAGACAGACTTATACTTGGAGAGCATCTCGTGAGAGAAGATACTGATATACCCTTTTTAGTGGTAGAAGGCTTATTTGCCCTTGCCTCTATGGTTGATCTGGGGGTTCGTGAGTTCTGTGATCCAGTAGCTACGATGGGTTCTTACTTGTCTGATTCTCAGAGAGATATTATAGCGTCTTATGGTAAGCCCGTGTTTATGCTGTATGACAAGGATGCTGCGGGTGACTTAGGGTTGTTTGGTAAAGATAATGACTCTAGCTCTCTTGGGGCTATAGATAAATTAAGGGAGGAAGTTCCTACTGCTAGATGCCTATACCCTAAAGGTTTTACAGATCCAGATGAGCTTCATTATGACCATATTAAGTGGATGGTTACTAAGGGTAAATGTCAGTGGTATTAAAAATTTACTTGCGTATAATCATTCGCTGTATTAAGTTTCTAACGGCCCCGAAGGTGGGGTAACTAAATAAAAAAGATGGCAACATCAACTACAAGAAAAAGAAGGGCTTCTGCTGATGATAGCGAAGCAAAATCTGCTCCAAAAGGGCGTGTCGCAAAGATGATGGAAGAGGAGGCTAAGCGTCAAGATGCTAAGCGTTCCTCAGGCTTTATGCCTTTCCGCTTCTGGCTTACATCACCTGACTCTAAGAAGTTTAAAGAAGGCGATGATGAAGCTGAGATTATTATCTTAGATGAATCTATTGATAGTGGATTTGTCCGTTACGAGCATAATCTACAACTACCAGATCCTAATACAGGTAAGTCTACTTGGGGTAATATACGTCCTAGTCTTAAAGACTCTGACTTACCTTGTCCTATTAGTGCTAAGTATGGAGATCCATCACTTATGCTGTTTCTTACTGTGCTTGTGCTTAAGCCTTATACTACGAAGAGTGGCGAAGTCATTGAACAGTCTCGTAAGCTACTCCCTCTTACTAGAGGCCAGTATCCAGCTTTCGCTAAGCTTGAAGAGATAGCTATGAAGAAGCATGGAACTATGCGCGGTATGCTTCTATTTATGAAGCGTGAGCCGGGTGGAAAGACGTTTAGGACCGGAGTTCCTACTCTGCTTGATGACGGGACTATGTTTGATATGCTTAGTGAAGAAGACTTGATTGAAGATTTCGGTCACGAGGCTATGAAGAATCGAGATGGGAAAGTTTACAAACAAGAAAACGAAGACTTACAGCCATTTAATTATCGTGAGGTGTTCCCTCCCGTAGATCCAGAAGAGATTTATAAGGAGTTCGGGCATCCTGATGATCCAGCCGGATCACGCGCTGAATCTATCGTAGATAGTGGTGATGATCTTGATATGTCAGCACCTGCGGGGTCTAAGCGTAGAAGTCGGCGTAAAACTTCTGATGTAGAAGAGGAGAAGCCAAGCTCTACTCGTAGACGGCGTAGACCTGTTTCTGATGCAGAAGAAGCTGACGAGGTTAGCGAGGGTGATACGGAGGAGGTTGCTTCTGATGATGCTCCCGATGATGTTATCTGGGAGTAAGGTCTGATTCGCACTGTGTGCAAATTATATTAGGGGGTGGTTGTTATGGCTAGGTTAGATTCTATGTTATGGTTTAGGCCGGAGGAAGTTCCGGCTGGGAGATTAGACGTAGCATTGAGTAGACTTACTATACAACCGCCTCCTGATTATATGACTGAGGCGGCTAATGACCCTATCTATAATTGGAAAGAGAAGGATGGAGAGATAGGAGTTCCGATAAACTTTGGGCTTGATAGGTTTAGCGAATTAAAGTTTGACGATAACTTGTCTCTAGGCGAGCACAAGATTCCCGTTCGTAAACGACCTGATCCTAAGCATCCTAAGGCTCAACCCGGTCAGGAAAAATTCTTTAATGACGTTATTAAAGCATTAGAAGACAATTACACTGTATTAGCGTGCGCCCCTACTGGATCTGGAAAGACAGTTACCGCTCTTAACGCTATAGGCGAGTTCTCTAGGCCAGCACTTATTATTGTGCCTTCTAATGTTTTGGCTGATCAGTGGCAAGACGAAGCTGTTAATCACTTAGGGTTAGATAGGTCTGAGATTGGATCTGTAGGAGCGGGTAAGGAAGATTGGAAGGGGAAGTATTTAGTTACTGTAGTTTTACATAATTTATTTCTTAAGGAATACTCTGAAGAGTTTTACAGGTATTTTGGTTTTGTCTGCTGGGATGAGTGTCATAGGCTTGGGGCCGCTGAGTTTTCTAAGACAATGCCGCTGTTTCACGCTAGCTATAAGCTTGCAGTATCGGCTACCCCTAAGAGGAAAGACGGGTGCGATGATTTAGTGTTTAATTATTTTGGTCCTGTTAGAGTAAATTCTAAACAAGAAGGACTTGGTATTACCTGTTATAATGTTAGTTATCCTCATTATGGGGTTAGATGGATTGATAAGTGCAGAAGCGATGTTAAAGGTATGCAATACTTGGCTCGCCTAGAAGATAGGAACGCTATGCTGGTTAAGCTTGGAGTTAGATTTTATGATGAGGGTAGAAACGGGCTGTTCCTTACTAGGTTTAACGAGCACGTTCATCGGTTATCACGATTGTTAGCAGCAGAAGGAATACCTTGGGAAGATATTGGTCAGTTCTGTGGGGTTCGTGTAGACGAGGAAGGTAATGAAACTAAGAATAAACAGAGTTACTTAAAGACTGTCAAAGAATCGTGTCCGATTATTGTTGCAACTTATGCTATGATGAAGGAAGGTGTTGATATACCACGTATAGATGCTGGCGTAGAAGCACTTCCAATAGCTGACGGTATTCAAGCTATAGGTAGGGCACGAAGGCCACACCCAGATAAACCTGATCCTATATGGTTCTCTATTACAGATACAGGCATTAATAAGTTTCAAGGTTATGCTAGGGCTAGACTTAGGGGGTATGAGAATGATGGCAACATTACTTTAAAGAAGATAAAATATAGTTCAATATGAGTGCAAGTAACAAACAGGCGGGTCCCGGTAGGCCAAGAAAATACGCTACACAAGAAGAAGCTGATGAGGCTCGTAGGAAGCGTAATAAGGAATATCAGAAGAAATATCTTAAAGTTAGGCGAGAGCGTTACGAGAAAGATGCAGAGTATCGGCGCAAGTGTATTAAGCGTTCTCGTAAATCTTACAGAGATTCTACAGGTAGCTTTGAAGCTAAAGGATTTGGGGGTCACGCAGGTAACGCTGCGGCCTTTACGGTTACTAGGAAGATGAAGATAGGTAGCTCTACTAGATCTAAGAAGGTTCTTACTATAGACAAGATGGCAGAGGTTATAGGTATTGTTCCTAAAGTATTGTCTGGTTGGATTGAGTCTAACAAATTTCCAAGACCTACACGTTCTACTGTAGAAGGCCAGAGAGTTTTTACTGTTAAGGAGGCTGATGGATTAGCTAGAGTTCTTAGGGATGGTCTTGCAGGACGTTCGGCTTTTAGGGCAACCGATAATTTGGTTATCATAGAATTACATGAGAAGATGACCGAGCTTAATAAATAATGACAACAGCAAAGAGATCAAGAAGGTCTGTCAAGCATGGAGAAGCTACAACGGGGACAAGTCCTGTTAGCTTTGAAGTGACGGGCAAAGAGACTGAGGGCGAATTAGGATCAGTAGAAGTCGGAGGTGGGCTTACTAAGAAAGTAAGCGAGTTCGATTTTGTGAAAGTTCACGTTAATGTTGTAGTTCCGTGCGGTGTAACCGACAAGGATTATGACGAGGCTAAGGAAAGAGCTTCCGCTCTGGTGGAGAAATACTTAGACGAAGAATACGATAAAGCTATGGAAGGAGCGGAAAATTGATTCGCACACCGTGCAAAGAACACAGTTACATTTATGGCAACTACAGTAAGAAAGAGAAGAGCAACAACAATACGGGCATCAGGTTTACCAGAGGATGCGTTAGAAGCTATACATAGGGCAGAGAAGAGATCTGGCAAGGGTGCTGTTCTTAGAGGAGATCAATTACCTAGGTGTAATCATATACCTACAGGATCGTTTATACTTGATTTAGCGTTATTAGGAGGATTTCCTCAGTCGTTTCCTACTATGGCTTACGGCAAAGAATCTACGGGAAAATCAACCCTTCTTCTTAAAGGCTTGGCACAATACCAGAAAAAGAATCCAGACCGAATAGTAGGTTTGATAGACTCTGAGGGTCTTTATGATCCAGATTGGGGTGCTAAGCTTGGGGTTGATACTACTAGGATGCTAGTTACTCAGCCTGAGACAGGAGAGGAGGCCGTAGACTTCTTTGAGGATTGGCTTCAGATACCCTCTATGGGTGTCGTTCTTATTGATTCAATTCCCGGGTGTATTCCTATGCAGATTTTACAGAAGTCAGCAGAGGACGATACAATGGCTCAGCTTCCAAGGCTTATGGGTAAGCTATGCCAGAAATGGATAGGCACAGGTAACGCTGAAAAGCGTAAAGGTCATTTCGTTACACCTTGGATGGTTAATCAATATCGTATGAAGGTAGGATTCGTATTAGGGTCTCCTTACACGTTACCCGGAGGTAGGCAGATTAATCACATACCTACTACCAAGATTAAGCTTGCATTAGCTAAGACAGTTATGGGTAAGGATAGCATGGGTATTGATGTTCCTGAGTATGACGAGCAGTTATTTAAGCTTGAGAAAACTAAGCATGGCGCATCTATTAAAGAAGGTGCATGGCAGCTTATACTAAACCCCGATAATGAGGCGGGGTTAGAGCAAGGGGCTTATGATAATGTTCATCAGATTATGACTTACGGTAAGAAGATGGGCTTTATTACAGGAGGCGGCTCTTCTTGGAAATGCCTTACTAAAGAGACTAATAGCACAAAGTTTGGTAGGCTCTCTGAAATATCAGAGTTTCTTCAAGAGCATGAAGAAGAGCGTGATACTCTGGCTAGATCTATTATTTCGCATCAGAGAGAAATGAAAGGTCTTAATGCGTTACCGCCTGACGGGTATCTTACTTCTCATATAGGCAGGTTAGTTAAGCTGAAAGAGGTATCGTAGTCATTAAAGCTTAATTAGATGGCTGAGATTGACATTCCTCTTGAAGATATTGTTACTCTGGTTGAGCACGATAAAGGTAGGCTTTGCGCTGTAAAGCACTGTAGAAACCCGCATCTTAAGCACCGTAAGCTTTGCTCTAAATGCAAGCAGCGTGTTTGGAGAGTTAGGAATCCTGGACGTAACTCTTATCATCAGGTTAAGTCCCGCGCTTCTAGGAAAAATATATCGTTTAGTCTTACCTACGATGAATTTATGGCTATAGCTGAAGCTAGTGGATACCTTGATGCAAAGGGTCGTGGAGCCGAGCAGTTACATATAGATAGAATTAACGCTAGGTTAGGTTATTCGGTAGAAAACGTAAGAGTTATTACTGCCTCCGAAAACTCTAGAAAAGGGTGTTACGAGAAAAAAATTCAGTTAGGTGATGGCCGTTGGGTTATGCTGCATGAAATAGGCATAGGTCTCCCTTCTAGTGAAAGCCCAGAGGAGGATGATTGGATAGATCAGTCAACTTTATCTGATATTGATTGGGGGTCTGATACAGATTCTAACTGCCCGTTTTAATTGTATGAAGACACCTAAGCGTAAAAGGTTTCAATCTAATTCTCATGCTAGATCCCCTAAGCAAGAGAGTGAGATTGCCGATAGGGTAGGCGGTAGAGTTACACGAGGCTCAGGATCTGGTAATGAGAAAGGCGATGTTCGCGTAGAAAAGGTTGTCCGTATTGAGGCTAAGACCACTAAGAATAAATCTTTCTCGGTTACTCAAGAGATAGTAAATAAGATTGAGGGAGCAGCCTTGCCTAATGGTGAGGTCCCTGCTATCGTAGTTGAGTTTATTGATGATCAAGGACGTAGATTACACGAACTTGCTGTAGTCCCTACTTATGTCTTAGACGCACTTACTGATGGCTTTAATTAACAAGCTTGAGTCTAGGCTTAATGGAGATACGCCTAAACCTTCTATAGAATCCCCGCCTATTCCGACACCAGTTAGGTCTGAGGATGAGCATGGCGATAACTATTTTATCGGGAAGGTTTTACAGGCTGACTCATCTCCTGATGTAATGCGCGGAGGCTCTGACTATATTCACCTGTCTTCTCTGATAGGTATGTGTGAGCGCAGAGAAATTCTTAAAGGGATAACCGGAGAAGCTACTAGACAGGTTATGTCTGCGATGAGGATTATATGGGCTTTGGGTCGTGCCGCTGAACATCATGTTAGAACTTCTTTTATATCAAACGTTGGACATAAGAATGTTTTAGCTAAATGGGTATGCCGTTGTGGTGATTTGGAGGTTGAAGGAGAATTTACTGGTGAAGTTTGCCAAAAGTGTGGGTATCCTGCTGATAGGTTTAGAGAAATACCTGTATGGGATTACGATTACATGATCGTAGGAAACCCAGATCTTATTTATATAAGACCAGATACTAAGAAGAAGCGTGTAGTTGAGATTAAATCTATAGCCGCAAAAGAGTTTGATACTTTAGATAGGCCAAAACCGGATCATATTATTCAAGCTGCAAGTTATCAGAGAATGGCATCTTCGGTGTATGATACTGATGATGAAGTTTCTGTGGTTTATGTAGCTAAAGATTTTAGAGCTAGACCGTATAAGGAGTTTCACGTTAAGCCCGATAAGATGATTCTTGATACTCTTGATAATATGTGGGGTAAGGCTGAGCGTGTGAGGGATTG